CCGACAGGGGCGCGAATGCCCCGCTCCCGCCCCGTGGCCCTTCCCGCCTCGGGGCGGTCCTGTTCCGGCCACGCCTCAGGAGCTGCGCCGGTGGGAGCGAGATCAGCGAAAGACGGAGCGCGAAAGGCTGTTGCAGGAGCGCAACGAAATGCCGGAGGCCCCTTGGTGAGAAATACTTGACAGGGTATAGCACCGGTGTTATACTTGAGTCTCAATCAACCGATAGAGGACACCGAAATGAACACACGCGATTACGCCATCAAGATGCGCGACACCGAAGGCACCACGGTCACGCTGTACATCAACGGCGCTTCCGTTGACGAGATGGTCAAGTGCGGGTACACCCACGAGGAAGCTTCCCGCCTTGTCGAGAGCGACGCCTTCTACGCAGCAGTGGACGCCGCCGAGATCAAGCGTGATGCCTGGATCATCTCCGAAGCTGACGCCTAATTCCCCACCCACCACGACATAGAGGACACCGAAATGAACAAGCCCTACGAAGCCCACAATCCCTCCTTCAATGACCTGACCCTGGAGCAGCAGATCGAATATGGCATCTGCGACTGGTGCGCCGAAGGTCGTGACGGCCACAAGTACTTCGGTCGTACGCCTGAGGAAGCCGTCACGATCCGTGCGGCCTTCGAAGGTCAGAAGGCCTGATCAAGACCGATCGATACGACGTTTGACCCACTCACCCACTCACCCACCCACCCACCAACCAACCACATAGAGGACACACGAAATGCCGAAGCTCACCGTTTGGATCGCCACGCAGGAAGGCGACTCTGCCGTCTACAATATCATCGCTCGGACCAGGGGGGACGCCCTGTGGCAGATCAAGCAACGCCCGCACGCGCAGTTCGAACCCCCGAAGAAGGTCGTGATCGAATACCACGACGCGTTCGACCTGTTCAATTTAGCCACGGGCGAAGCCGGCGGACGCCACACCCATTACTGAACTTCACCGACCACATAGAGGACTACCGAAATGAACACACCTACCCGCACTATCACCGAGCGCAACGGCCACAAGTGGATCGCCAGGGAGACGGAGCTCGGCACCGGGGACCGCGCATGGTGGTTTCAGCTCGTGTCGCCTGGGCTCGAGTCGGACGCGATGCCCGGGACCGTTGGCTTCCATGCCATCACCTTCGAGGCGGGGCTCATGCTCCTGAGCGGCCCGGAAGTGGAGGCTTAATCATGACCGACCGCTACACTTTCACTCCCATTGGCACTGTCTGCCGGGGCATGGACGGGTCAGACGAGTACCTGCTTGTACATGACTTTGAGCAGGATCTCGATGAGCAGCACCTCGCTCTGGTTCTCGAGCAGCGGTACTACCGCGACTCTTTACGCCCCGGCGGGTACTTCTGCGTCACCCAACGCATCATCCGCGACCCCATTCATGATAACTGCTGCATCGTCGTCGTGCAGCACCGGTACGACGTCTGATCCACCACATAGAGGACTACCATGATCTACACCATCGACGGCATCGAGCTTGAGGTAAACTACGGGATCAACTGGGGCTATGAGGCCACCCGGGAAGACCCGGGCGAGCCGCCCCACATCGACTACCTGGAGGTGCTCCTGGCTGACCACGACATCACCGCCCTGCTGTCCAATGGGGTCCTGCGCGAAATCGAGGAAGCGTGCTTCAAGGATGCCGAGGCCTTCAAGCGCGAGGACTTCGAGCCCCCGGAGGAATACTGACCGTGCGACACCCGATCCACGACGTGATGACCGAGCACTGCCCCCGGGGCACGGACGACCCGTGCTACGTGCCCTGGTGGGCGAAAGGCGAGTACGCCAAGAAGCACGGCACGAAATACGTGACCGAGGAGGGGTCGGTGATCGAGTCGGGCCGGGTGGTCGTGGAAGGCCACGGAAGGCGTTCGGACCGGTCGCCGGTATCTAAGTACCCGGAGACCCCCGAGAGCGCCTCCGAGACCCCACGGAAGGCCTCGGAGGGGTATCAGAAGGCACCCAGGACCCTCCCGCCGACCCCGGCTGCAGCGGACGATCTGGCAGCGGAACTGGTTAGCACCTACAAGACCCGGGAGGCGAGGGTGAAGCTGTGCGCGAAATACGGGATCGACCCGGGAATTCTCGACGCCCCCAACGCCGGTATCCAATCGATGAGGCTGCGAAACGCACTCAGGAGGGCGATCAGATGACCCAGATGTTCGACATGTACCTGCGCGGGGACTACCAAGCCACCGTATTCATGCCCTCCCGCGAGGGCATCGCGCTATTTACGAGCCGATTCGTGACGGTGTATCAGGCCGAGACCGGCGAAAGGGCACCGTACCCGGAGGAGATCCGGTATGTGCAGCGCGACGCCGAAGGAAGGCCCATCGCGACGTTCGACAGTGCGGGCGGGTACTTAGATAGCTACCCCCCTGCCGAGAGCGTCTCCCGTGGCCACGGAAGTACCTTCCTGACCGATTCGGAGGGCGGGGAGATATGAGACACCCGGAGCAGCGCCTGTGGGACTGGCTGCGCGACCGGCTGCAAGGCCAATGGTTCGCGGAGCGGGTGGAGAACGAGGTCAAAGCGGGGACACCGGACCTGTACTTCAGCCACGCGAAAGGCCGAGGGTGGATCGAGATGAAAGTGCTCGAAGACTGGCCCCGAATGGACAGCACCCGAATCAAGATCCCGTCGTGGACCACGCAGCAGCGCCACTGGATGCAAGGCCACCACACTCTGGGCGGGCACTCATGGCTCGTGGTGGGGATCGAGCGGACAAACGAAGTGCTGATCCTGCCGGACGTCGTGGCACTCCGGGCGGTGGACCACTGGACGCAAGACGAACTGCGACTGCAATGCCAGACACGAGGGCTGCTGCAGGAGAAGCGAAAGACGACCGCACAGGAACTACTTGACGCACTGAGCGTGAAGTGATGGAATCGGGGTTGAGGCAGAGTCTGTGACGCTGCCGGTCCTGTGCGCAACGCCAGGACGACGGGGGCTACCCGTCCGGTGATAACGAAGACTGTTACACCGTTCCATCAAGATGTAACACAGATGTAACACCCTCTTCCCGACGGGAAGAAGGGGGTCTGTTACATTGTTACACACACGCGGGGGTGCGAGACTCTGGTTCGAAAACCAGATATGCGGGGGTAGTCGATGGAACGGGTACTACAATGGAACACCCTCACAGAAGCGAAGAAGGACGCGGGCTGTGGAAGGGTCGGGTGTTCCATCTGTGTTACATCGAGATGTAACAGAATTAGGGTTCTCCCTAATAAGGCATTAGGGACGACCCTAATACGAGGGTCTCCAGACGTCCCGGACCCTCTGACCACCACTCGGGGCTTCACGATCCTCGCTCGTGTACGTGCATGAAAGAAGTTAGCGAACGCTAACATGCGTCATAACTGGTCGTTATTGGTGGCCAGTTCGTTATGCCACCGAGTTATAACACCGGTGGGATTGCCCCCTTCGAGACGTTTGTGGTGTAATTCGCGCCATGAAAGCGATCACTCTTGACCAAATCGGTGCCGAGACCATCGCCGACTTGGAGCGCAGGGCGGGCATTTCCGTCCAAGCGCTCCTGGACTCCATTGTGCGCGACCGGGCTCGGATTCCGGAAAACCCGCAGGGTCACCTGGGAAATTCGCTGAGCTGCAACGACCCGACCGCGAAAGCCGTGGGCCTCCTGAAGCAATCCGAGGAGAGCAAGGCGTATTACATGCTCATGATCATCGCCGAGTTTCGTGATGGTCCGCCGGAAGCGCGATTCAGCTTACGCCACGCTTACACGACTGCGGGTGTGGCGCGTATGACCATGATCGAGTGGCGCAGGATGCACCCGCTGTTCGATTCGGTCATGGAGTCGATCCAGGAAGAAATGGTCGACACAATGCGTGCCGAGGCGTATCGCAGGTCGGTGATCGGCCATGATGAGCCCCTGGTGCACGCGGGCCTCAAGACCGGCGAAACGGTGAAGAAATTTAGCGATGGCCTGCTGCAATTCACGCTGATGGGATACGACGCGAAATTCCGTCAGAAAGAAGTGAACATGAACGTGTCGGGGCAGCTCGACTCCAACATCAACATTGAGGGTCTGCGTGATCGTCTCGCCCAACGCCTACAGTCAAAGGCGAAAGCCGAAGACTAAGCCCCAGGTACTCGATCCGCACAACTGGCACGAGTTCGTGTCGGAGCTGTCGGATCGGGAGGCCCTGGAGCTGTTCTACGACTGGAAGACGTGGGCAAGGCCGAACCAGTTGGTGCCGGTCGACAACGAGACCTGGACCACGTGGCTGATCCTGGCGGGCCGTGGGTGGGGAAAGACCCGCTGTGGCGCGGAGTTCGTGCGCTACCACGTCGAGAACAAGCTCGCCGGTCGCATCGCGCTGATCGCTGAGGACGCCGGTGACGCACGGGATGTGATGGTCGAGGGCGAGTCCGGGATCCTGGCCATCTCGCACCCGTACATGAAGCCGGTCTTCGTGCCGTCCAAGCGGCGGCTCGAGTGGCCAAATGGGGCGATCGCCACGATCTACTCGGACAACGACCCCGAAACGCTGCGCGGTCCACAGCACGATTTGGCGTGGGTCGATGAGCTTGCGAAATTCCGCAACGCCGAGGACATGTGGAGCAACCTGATGTTCGGCCTGCGCCTGGGGCAGCGTCCACGCGTTTGCGTGACGACCACCCCGAAGCCCGTGCCGATCGTCAAGCGCCTGTACCAGGACGAGCGCACGTTCGTGACCACGGGCACCACGCACGAGAATTTCAACAATCTGGCCCCGACCTTCCGCGACGAAATCATCTCGCAATACGAAGGCACGCGCATCGGGCGGCAGGAGCTGTACGCCGAGATCATCGACCCGGAAGATTACGGCATCATCAAGCGCAACTGGTTCAAGCTCTGGGACGCAGAAAGGCCGTTCCCGGACTTCATGTACGTGCTGCAGTCCTACGATTGCGCGTACACGGACAAGACGATCAACGACCCGACCGCGTGCAGCGTGTGGGGCGTGTTCAGGCCCACCGAGGACAGCGCTCTTTGCGTCATGCTCATCGACTGTTGGGAGGACCACCTCGCGTACCCCGATTTGCGTGGCAAGGTCATCGAGGAGTACAAGTCCATCTACGGCGAACCCGGCAAGAAAGTTGATATGGTCCTGGTCGAGGACAAGGCCTCGGGCATCTCGATCATCCAGGACCTGCAGCGTGCAGGGGTGCCGTGCCGCGCGT